TGCGCGCCGTCAGTGGCTTTGGTCTCGAAAATGTACTCGAGCGCCTCGCGGTACTGCACATCATTCATCGGGCTGCCGTCCGGATTAACAAACTGTGAACGGTCCTGGGTGTTGTAAATGTCATCCACCCACGCGCGCCTCGCCCAGTCACCCGGCGGCATGCGCCCGGCAATACGCGCCTGCACCCGCTCAGCTGGTGGCAGTGTGGCCAGCCATTCATTTCGCCCGGCAGCACGGATCAGGTCGGCATCGTCGACGTATGGCAGATGCCAGTCGTCACGTAGTCCAATATCAAAACCGCTGTCGTTCATCTCCTGCCGCGCGCGGCTGGTTACATCCGACCAGATTTTTGCGATCTTCTTCGCAGCCGGGTTTCCGGTGTCTTCGCCATAAATTTCCTTCAGCAGCTGGAGCTGAGAGGATTTAGCCACGCGCTGATCGAAGAGGTTTCGAAATCTTCCCTCGCCCATCGCCTGGGCCTGCTCGAAGAACTTTTGAACGTCCTGCCCTGCTGCAGTCATCTCTGCACTGAGCTGGCGGGTCCAGTCCTGATATGCCCCGGTCGCCAGCTCCTCCGCTGACACGACGTCAATCTGTTTACCATCCAGCACTCGACGGCCGGCAAAGATAAATTGGCTCAGGCTTTTCGGTGTCTGATCCTGGGATGGCACATTGCGGTTCAGCGTCTCGGTGACGTTGTTGATAGCGATCGCGTTTTGGGCCAGACGCTGTCGCTTCTTGAAAACGTCGTGCACCACCCTGCGCGCGGCCAGATCTGCAGCCTGCTTATACGTGTCGGCATCCGGCATTCCGCCACGACCATCACGGGCGTTCATGCGCGATACCTGTCGCACTGAGTCTTTAATGCGATCCTCAATATTCTGGAGTTCTGCCGCCAGCGGCTGGCGGCCAAGTGTCTGTGTGATTGCATCGATACAGGCTTGTTTCATTATAAGTTCCTCAGGAAGCAGGTAGCGGCCACGCTATAAACGTTCGATTCTTTCTGCACAGTAGCCAGCTGATTATCCAGGTCTGCCAGAGCCTGCGCCAGGCTTACCGGCTCCCCTGTGTCCGGGTGCGCAATGGTGATATCAGGGCTAGCCTGTGACATGTCACGCGCCGCCATCAGGTCATAGCTGTTTGAGGAGATGGATTCCCCCGTTTCCGGATCGGTGCTGACCTGCTCCGGTCGGACTGTTTCGGCTTCCTGCTGGCGAGAGTATGAACTGATCTCTCGGACCGGAGGAATTTCCTGAGCTGGCGCATCACGCACGACCTCGGGAATGCCGCTGCTGCGGTACGCTTCTGCATATGCCGCCTGCTCAGCCCGCCCCAGCTCGATAGCATCAGGCCGGGCAATACCATCCAGCCCCCTGATCTGTGTTGATACGTTTACTGGCTCGCCTGCCATCATCTGGCGTGAGGCTTCATCCATAGCGGCCACGTGGCTGTTAATGCTGGCCTCTCCGGAGTGAACCACCGGGGAAGATTCAAGGTCGTAATGCAAACCTTCATTCATCACGTGCGCGGCGTCGATATCGCTCGGCCGCACTGCTGGCGCTCCAGTTGCAGTCGGATCGGCAGTCACCTGCCCGGCAGACTCTGCCTCTGCCGAAAACTGACTTTCAGTGGTGCTGATCGGCTGCTGCTCAGTAGGCGCATTTTCACCATTAAAGCCTTGTCCTGCCTGCTCCAAAGGCTGGTTAAGGGTGCTGCCCGGTTCATTATCTCCCGGTATATTTTGCGCACCTTCCGCACGCGCTGATGCCAGGTGATGAACACCACCAAAGGCAGCTCCCAGCACGCTGTCGACGATGATTGCCTGCTTATCCCATACGCGGTACTGCTTTGCGATATCGCTATAGCCGTTTGCCTCCAGCGTCTCGCTCATGGCAAAGCGGTTGGCCATGCCAAAGCCGGTATTGATCCCGACTCCAGAAAGCAGGCGTGCCGCCAGCGTTTTGCCTACCCCGGCTGGTAGTGCCATGCCGAGCGCATTCGCCGCGCCCTGTTCCAGTGCCAGCGTACTTGCCGTGTCTTCGTTAACACCTTTCGCCAGGAAGTCCTGCCGGGTTGGTTCGTAGGTGCTGCCGAACGCAACAGCACCGCCCGCTACCGGCCCACCGAGCATTGAAGCCCCCATAGCCGGAGCAAAGATACCCAGCCCCTCCAGGACGTCAGCGGCAATGCCCTGACTGTTGGGGGCGGGCTTCACAGCCAGGCGGGAATCGTTGAGTGATTTCTGAAGTCCGTCAAACTTCTGATCCACGGCTGCTGCCAGTTCCGGAAATGCTGCGTGAAGCTCGACATAGGTCGGTGACAGCTTGGACAGCTCAACGGTGGACTGGGCCAGGCCCACGCCACCTTCTGCAATGCCTCGGAAAACGGCACTGCCGCTACCCGCATACCAGCGCGGATCGTAATCCTCTGGCTTGGCCTTATTGCTCTCAGCGTCCGCATTGCTCCAGGCCTGCCCCTCGGGGGCCAGTGAAAACAGGTCTGACATTACTGAACCCTCACAGTTACGGGTGCGCCCGTCTTCGGATCGGTAGCCCAGCGCCCGCTGCCATTCACCAGACGGTACTGGCCGTCACCAACGTTCACAGGGATGAAATTGCGCTGCCCGGACGGGTTAAGCCCGGCACCTTTCAGGGCTGCTTCTGCTGCAGTCGTGTAGCGGTCTTTGAACGTCGACTTATCCATGCCAAAGGGCATCACCACATCGCCACCATTCAGCCCCTTATACACGCCGCCGGTTGCCATGCTGACGGCTTTTTCTGCCAGGTCACTGTCTACGGTTTTGGTGTTAAGCCCGTCGCCATCACCGTTGGTGTAGGCCAGGCCAGCGTAAGCCGATTTATAAATTGACCATGCCATCTGGCGCGCCTGTGGATTGTGAGAAAACGCCGTGCCGACGGAGTCATCAAACGTCTGCTTGAGCTTGTCGTCGCTCGGTAGTTTAACCGGGGAGATCCCCGCGTCCTTCTGTGCTTTAGTGGGGTTAACCAGCTGGTCGCCCTGCAGTATGGTTTTCGCCGCCTCGTATTTATCCAGCGTAGGCTTGTAAGATACGAACTGGCTGTAAGCGATGGTCTGGCCACGGTTGTTGTACTGGTTGTCCTGCTGGCCGAGGATCAGCGCAGAGTACGCCGTCGCCGCGCTATCGGGCGCTATTGCCGCCGCCACACTCCGCAGCGCCTGCGGCTGCATCTCGCGTCCAAACGACTGAAGCATGGTGATGGCCTGGTTAACGTCAGTGGTGCCGCGCACCTTCCCGCTGATGGCCGCAGCCTCCTCTTTTGACAGCAGCGGAGCATTGATACCGATGGCTTTTAGCTGATCGCTGGAAGCTGACCGGCTGTTAACCTCAGCAGCAATATCAGCCGGGTTGCTGCTGCTGATTGGCTTGAATGCGCCAAGGTCTATGGCTGCCTGGTAGGGATTAGATTCGCGCTGGCCGATAACCTGCTTTGCTGCTGCCTCAACGTGATCAAATGCCGACGCCCGCCCGGCGAACCCTTCGCCCTCACCCAGCTGGTTTTTCAGGCCCGACACGTATTCAGTAATGCTGCTGCTCGGCATCGTGCGGAATGCGCCGATATACTTCCCGGCGACCTGATTATTCTGGAATTCCTGGAACCGCCGGCTGCCGTCGTTAAACCCGTAGGCGGCGATAAAATCCTTCTGGCCCGGCGCGTTTGGGAATTCCACCCCCTTCAGATAGGACGCATTGGCATCCTTCACAACCCCTTCCAACTGAGAGCGGTACTGCGCTTTCTGCTGGTTACCGATTGCCTCCGCCTGGCGCATGAACTTACCCTGATCAGCAGCGTTCAGCGCTTCGAAGGCTGCCATGCCAGTCAGGCGCTTAGGCGCGCTTTCTGCTGGTGGTAGCTGATTGATGCCCAGCGCCGCCTGCAGGCCAGAGCCAATCTGCTGATCGGTAAATTTCATCTGCCCGTTTTCGTGCTGCATGATGGCTTTTGAAAGTCTGGTCAGGGTACCGATGTTAGTCAGATCCAGCTTATCACCAGGGGCAACGCCAATTTTACCCGCTACGGCTTTGATGTATGCGGCGGTATCGTTCTCATGCGGGGGCGCCCAGCGGCCGATTATCTGCTCAACAGTGTCGAAGCCCTGCCGCTGGTACGACAGCAGGTTTTTACCCAGCGCGCGGATACCGTGCTCTGGTGTGGCGAACTGTGCATAGCTGCCATCGCTCCCGGTCTGACCGTCCCACTTCTGCTCCGTGGCAACGATGTTGCCCGGGTTATTATTTCGCACGCCGCGAGGTTCAGACTGAGTTCCAGAAGGCGCACGCATGCTGCCGCCAGTGTCAGCCGGCTCGCCGTTCTGCATCATGAAACTCATGTAGTCAGCACCGAGCTGGTTCTGTACCGCCTGCTGCGCGGCCTGCTCTTTGAACTCGACTTTCTTGGCCTGAATCTGTTCACTGCTCCAGCCGTGCGCGGACCCAAACTGGTCGATTTGGTCAAAGATTTGCTTATTGCCTTCGATATATGCGCGATTATCACCGTACATCTGGGAGACGTTCTGCACACCGCTGGTCAGGATCCCCTGAAACTGGTTGGTTTCGTACTGGCGAACCTGTCCAATTTCAAAGGTTCGGGCCTGATTCTTATACTGCTGGCCGCTGGCGTTGACCTGCCGCAGGAAGTTTTCGCGCACCTGACCTTCCGGCAGTTGCTGCATCAGCTCGTCGGCTTTACCACGGATGTTGGTCAGAGTGACATCCGCCTGGCCAATCACGTCTTTGCCCTGCTTTGTCATCAGCCCGGTTTCGGGGTTGTTCAGCTGATCGTCCGCATACGACTGGAACTGCAGCAGGGCGTCCTGCGACATCGCCACATTAGCGCGCTGCTGATGCTCGGCAAACATCCCGGTGACGCGTTGCCCCAGCTCACCGAACCCGGCACCAAAGGTTTCCGGGCTGGTCTGGACACTGACGCCATTTGCCGGGAGCGCAGCGCTCTGAACCTGGCGTTGGTTGTACATCGGTACAGTAGGCATCTCTTATCCTCAGAATGTGTAGCTGTTGCTGCCGTAGCCGCTGGTTTTCAGTGAGCTGAACATGTTGTTGCCGCTGGCACCCCCCGCGCTTCCTGAAGATGAGAATGCGCTGCTGGCGGATCCTCCGAGCTGCGAATAAGTCCCATAAGCCCCCAGCGCGCCGTTGAGCAGAGTCATCCCCGCCCCTAAATTCCCGGAGGCTGTAGCGGCCTGAGCCTGTGAACGCTGGCCGGCCGCCTGAGCCTGCAGCCCGTAAGCCTGGCGCTGTGCATTGTTAACAGCCGTCAGGGCGTCAAGCTCACCCATACCAGCGGTCTGGCTGAAGATATCAACCGCCGTACCGCCGCCAAGGTCTACTCCGCTGGCGGCCAGTGTCGCTGTCTGTGTGCCGGCAAGCTGGCGGGCGCGGGCGCGCTGCTGCGCTGCATCCGCGTTGCCGCGATTAATTGCATCGTTAGCAGAATTCTCAGCTACATCAGCGTTGTAGTTCGCTATGTCAGCCTGATAGTCCGCATTTTTCTTTTGGCTGTAGGCTGATACAGCCGCCGATGCCAGCATCGCCGCACCGATTGCAACGGGTCCGCACATTATTTCTTCTCCAGTGTAAATTTGTGGAACGGCATACTAAACGGCCCGGCAGGTTCCGGATCGTGAATCGTGAAGCCCATCCAGTGCAGCCACTGCTTCGCGGCTGTGTTGCGGGCATCAACATAATTTTCCATGCGTGGGAAGCGCGTCATCATTGCTGCCAGCAGCGGGCGGCTGTGGCGAATAAATGCACGGGAATACTGATCCAAGCGGTCAGAAGCCACCAGCCACGGCGTACCGTATCCGGTCAGGAGTGACGCAGGCGTAACCCCAAAAATGGTCACCACTACCCCGTCCACAAGCCCTGTCCAGCAGCCTGTCGAATGCTCAAGCCCATACTGCAGCACCTGGTCTGCTGTCATCATGGCCGTAGCCCAGAACTCGTCTTTGTCCGCCTGGCGAACGTGAGGCAGTAGCTCATCGATATGCTGCTGAGTCGTCGAGATAATTTCTACGCGGGGCATCAGTAGCCCCCCACAGAAAGGCGCGGGATAACGGCCAGAACGGTCAGCGGTAACGGGTCTGTCTGCTTCACGTAAACGCGTCCGCTTTTAGACCACTGCGACTCCATAGGTACTTCAATCACGCCAGTTGTATTACTAACCGGGTTGTCGTAAAACTCGAATTCTCTTTGAGCGTACTGGTACAGCTTGCCGCCGTACTGCCCGGCGTAAATGCCGCGGCTTTCGTTCACAATGAGGCTGACGGACGTAATCAGCTTTTTCTTGTCCATCAGCGTTTCCTGCTGCGCCAGGTTTATATCGAGCGTCTCGAACTCCGACACAATCGGCAGGCCGATATGCACCACGGCGCCCGGCGTCTCCAGTGTGACCTTACCGCCCGTCACTGTTTTTACCGGCTCGGAGTTGGCATCGGACAGGATATTAACCACTTTACCTTCGAGGTGATCGAGGCCTGCAAATGTCACGCGCGCCATTTTCCAGGTGCTGATGTTCACGTTGCGCAGTGAGGCGGGCACATCGCGGTTAGAGTGAACGATCACAATATTCGCTGATGTGAACCCGCTGATCGTCATGTGCAGCGTTTTGTCGGTTCCGTCTTCCGTGTAAGGCAAATGTACTGCGCTACCGATATCAGTAGCGGCGAAGTATGCTGCACCGGAAATCGTGAGGGTCAGCTCCTGCTGGTAATCCCAATTCCCGGTGCCGCCGGTGATCTTAACGGTGCGCCCGCCGGTGGTGCGCCCGTCATAGCTCAGCCCGCAGTCGACAAAAAAAGCATCCTCTTCGGTGGCGAACTGGCGGGTGCTGAGGCGCTCAATGTAGCGCTTCACCTGCCCGTTAACCGTGCGGCAGACAGAGAAGTAAACAGCGTCCTCAGTGCCTTCGCTAATGCTGCAAGTCGATTCGAAAGCACCGTCTGCTGGCTGAGGTGCCCATGCGAAAACCTGCTGATCGCGCAGGTAGGTGAGGCAAAGCAGCATGCCATCGTTACGGACGCACCAGGCCGCCGAGTAAGGCACCGTGGTAAACGACCAGTCCGTGATCTGATAGCCAGTAAACAGGTGGTTCGCGAGGATCGTTAAATCGCTGCCCTGATACCCGTCCACGTCAAACGAGTACGCCAGGTCGCGCACCACGCTGCCCTTTTCCTGAATGAACAGCGCGATGTTGCTGACCGTGATTGGCGGGGTATTGCTGGCACCGTCGGCCCCCTGGCTGCTGAACGTGAAGGATGAGGGCGTAAGGACCTTGTTCTGGTCACCGTTGATCTGGAACTGCCCGCCCGACGTCAGCGCCATTAAGGAGCCAACATCAATCAGATGGCGAATCTCATTTACCTGGCGCCCGGCATACGTGTAAACGATGCGATCGTCGTCCTGAATCGGGTTGTTTTTACCGAAGTCTTTATAGTCGCCTGAACGGCTGGCCCAGATGGTTTGGGGATACGCAGAAGATGCGGCGAAGAACAGGCGCTGCTGGTAGTACACGACGGTACCAGGGTAACCGTTGACGCTGTTCCATGCATAGCGCGCCCACTTGTATGAGGATTTGTCGCTGCCCACGGCATTGGATGGGATACGGTCAAGCACGGTCGCTGTCGCTGTCAGTCCGTTCGCTGCAACAGCGGTGATCCGCGCAGTGCCGAAACCCGAATGCAGGTACTCCCACTGGATGCCGGTATCATCATCGCCGCTGCCGCCCCAGCCATCCCACGCCATTCCCTCATTATGCGACGGGCGCAGCGTGCCAGTTTTCCCGCCTGTGTTGGCCCGATAGTAGTTGCTGTCAGCCCGGCGCACATCGTTAATGGCTGTGCTTTTACTGGTCTCCCAGACAGGCACCGAGTCAACCGCCGGCTGCTCCAGGTAAAAGAGCTTTCCGACCTGCTCCGCGCCGAAAATTGCCGAGCTGGCAGTCAGCGTCACCGTGCCTGTTTCAGCGCTGCTGTAAACCTTCACGGCCTCGTCAACGTTGATATCTTCAAACGGACCGTTTTTGGTTGTCACTTCGACGATCTGCCAGTTGTCATGCGCATATCGGCGCAGCTCGCGGGGGGCATAGGCCGGATGGCAAATGGTCATCACGTCAGCAGACTGCGTGTATTTCAGCTTGAACAGGTCAGCCTCGGCGTACGGCATCGCCAGCTCATAAACCGCGCCGCTGCTGGTCAGCACTGCCCCTCCGTCTTTAAAGACGCGCATGTAACCTGCTCCGAACTCCAGCGCGTACGTCTGCACTGTAGAGAACTGGAACGGAATTAACCGGCACTGGCGATCGGGAAACTTAGCCGCGGCGATAAACTTCGTGCCCGGTCTATTTTCAATGCCGCCATATTGCCGCACGATAAAGTTTTTGCACTGGCGCAGCGAAACGCCATATTTCGCAAGGTCAACGCGTCCATAGGTAGATGGCGCTATTTCACCGCCAGCGAAGGAGGGCTGTATCATGCTGTTCGACATTATGACAACCTCGCACAGGTAAAATCAGATTCCGGCTCTGGCGGCTCCTGGCTCTCGTTCATCGAGCGGGAACCCGCACTGCGGATCACTTGCGCATACATGGTCATGGCGTTCTGGCCCAGTTGCGGGCCTGAAGTCAAACTCATCGCCATTTCACCGGCCATGCGCCAGCTGAGCGCATCGCGGAAGACCGCGTCATACATATTCGGGTCTGTTACCAGACCTACATATTTCAGCCAGGCCAGTTCCTGATCCGTGTAAATCAGCTTCCCTGTACCGTCCGCATCAGCACCAGTGGAGTATTCAATACGCAAGCGTGAAGGAACGTTGCGCATCCCGGGAACCATCAGCTCGATTACCCGCATGCAGTCGGTCGGGTAGCGGTAGGCGTATTGCCAGTCTGGTGGCGGCGCACCAGTGTCTGCCAGCGCCACGCGTTTGGTGGCGAAGCTCCAGTCAAAATCGGACAGGACGGCATCGCGCGCAGGCTCATAATGGAGGCTGCACACGCCCGCCTCTTTGCTCTGCTCTGTCAGGCTGTTGATGGTGCGGCTGTTGCCCAGGCGGCTCAGCGCGATATTGCAGATTTCGATGACAGAGGCCATTAATCACCTACCGCGCCGTACAGTGTTTCAGCTGCTGTTTTTGGTGCAGGGGAATCAGATGACTGCATGCCCAGATCGGTGATCTGCAATTCTACGCGGCTGCGAGGTTCTTCCCCTTCGTCTTCATACGTGCTGGAAGAAACCACCTTCGCCATGCCGCCTAATTGCAGCATACTGCCCACGGCTGGTGTTTCGATTCCCAACTTCTTCAGCTGTTCGCTGTTAAGACTGAGGCGCAGGCCGTACGGATAGTCGTCGCGAGTCTCAACTTTACCGTCATCACCTTCAACGGATTCGGTGCCGGTCTTCATACTGACAACGTTCATCTGATGCTCCTGAAATAAAGGGGCCAGGCGGCCCCTTATTGATACCCGTTAGTTGCCCAGGCGTTGACGCTCTTCGGTGATTTTTTCGCGCAGCGTGTCCGCCTTCATCGCCGGATGAGGTTTTTTATTGAATAACGCTTCGAATTCGTCGCGCAGAGCTTCAATATCGCCATCACCCTGATCCCCACCTTCTTCTTTCAGCTCATCATGACCTTGTGGCTTTTCAGCCTCCGGTGTTGACTTGCCGAACTTCGCATTATGCGCGGTGACAGCTGCATCATTTAGCGGGTGGAGGTTCGTACCAGGCTCGCCGTCGTACTCCACTTCTGCGCCCTCTTCCAGCAACTGATTGCCGATAAAGGAGAGACGCAGGACGCGGTACTTTGCTTTTTCTTCAGACATGTCCGCAGCCCTTAACCAGTGATTTTCGAACGGACTGAATAGTGGGTGTTGTTGTCCACATCCAGATTGATACCCGCTGTAAACGCGCCAGCGGTCAGCGGCCCGGTGCCTACCACATAGTTCAGGCGCAGGTAGCGCTGCACGCCCTGCGGCACTTTCTGGGACACGATGCGCTTACCAGCGGTCAGTGCCGAGAGGGCCAGATCGCCGCTGCTGGTCAGGGTGGTCCAGGTTGCGTTATCCGGGCTGGTCTGTAACTGCACGTTAACTGTGGCAGCGCCGGCTGCCGTGGCAGTGGTGTTGACAGTCGCGAACAGCTCCAGCGGGTAGCCAACGCCGATATCACGGCGAGTGCCGTCTACAGGCGCCAGGTCAATTACATCGGTTGAAGCGGCAGTCGCGGTTACCGCCTGCGCTTCGGAGAACATCAACAGTTTGTCGAGGATCATCTTTTCTTCTCCAGTAATGGGCCACGCATCGCAGCCCATCAGTTAATGACAGGCGTTAAACAACGCGGGATTCAGTTTCCAGAATCGCGTCAACTTCACGGATCGGGATACCACGGAAGGAGGTCCAGAACTCGCCTTCAGTCTCTTTCACTGTCAGCGCCAGTGACGCCTTGTCGAGAGATTGCAGATCGAGAGCCTGGCCCACGGTGCGGTTCATGTAGAACA